CGGATTGCCGACTACATTTTTTTATTATATGTAAATCATTATTTATAAAACACACAGACAATTAAAGGATTTATATAAGCTAACAACAAAGCCAAAGGTAACAAGATATCAAGATTATCACCATAGTAAAGAAAATCATCAACGAACATGAGAATAAGAACTAAAATCAAAAGCAAAAATAAAATAATAGGGATAAAAGCCATAAAATCACATCTTTCTAATTAATATAATATATTATTCAAATTTGAGATTATTCACAGCTTTGCACATTTGGCTGAAATTGCTATGTACATAACGCTGGGTAGTTGTTATATCAACGTGTCCGAGCAATGCTCTGAGGGTTTCGATATCTGCGCCACACTGAATAAGATACGTTGCATAGCTATGTCTAAGCTTGTGCGGGGTGAGATACTGTAAATCAGGATATTTTGTTTTTTGTTGCTCATAGAACGCTCTGTAGAGCCTGTTATAACGTCTAAGGGATATAACTGTATGAGTTATAGGTGAAACGAACAGAAAGCCGTCTGAGACGTCCTGAGAGCGTATATGATTAAGTATAGCAATAGCATTACTATGCAGAGGGATAAGCCTATCACGGCGAGATTTTGTGGTCTGTACAATCCTATCACCGCATGAAGTATGTACGAGTGTCTGACAGACTTTAAGATATCTATTATCAAGGTCAATGTTATCCCAACTAAGGGCGAGAAGTTCACCACGGCGGAGACCTGTCCACAAGTCAAGCTGAAACATTCTGCAAACACTACTATCATCATCAAAAAGGTGTACGAGATTATCGGGGCTGAAATATTCAGCTTCTTTTTTTATACGTTTTGGAGGTTTAACATAGTCGCAAGGGTTTTTGTCACAATAGCCATTAACTATAGCTTCACGGAATACACGTTTAAGTAAGAAATATGAACGTCTTTGGCGGTCATTACTGTAAGATAGGGTGGATTTAAGACAATTCTGAATATCAATAGGCTTTACGCTCAGAAGCTCCATATCGGCTATATAACCGAAGTGTTTTTGATTTATATAGTAATAGTCCTTATAGCAATCATAGGCTATCACATCAACGCAGTATGCGTTGTAGAACATCTCAAACCATTCTTTAAAAATCATAGGACATCATCATTTCCATTCTCTTTAAGATATTGAAGTATATCATTGCAGTTCTTTTCGACTTGACTTGAAAAGGTGAAACTACTTTCATACTGATAACAGACATTAGCACGAGGGGGAGAGACTATCGGCAAATCATCTTTGAAATCTGAATTGCAATAGATCTCTTTAGTTTTACGAACAATGTTCTTGCTACTCCAAAAGAACTTGCCAAAAATCTTTTTTACGTCCTTAGTAATATATTTTGTGACGTAAAATGCTAAATTAGACATCTGTCCGTAAGTCTGAATAGCTGTTGAGAAACCATAGCGCCAATCAGATACATTATAAACAACAGGCAAATCAGATATATCACAGCCGAGTTTATCACATATATGAAGGCGCTTTATAGTATCTATTTTAAGGGGCTTGTCATGACCCTTAACAAGACGTGTACCACTATCAACGAACTTAAAGTCACAATCGTTTATAAGAGCGTGGCAATGTATACCGCCTTTTTTGTGATACTCAGGAACTAAGATATATTTAAGCCCTTTTCTACTAACTGCATTTTCAAGCCATTTTTTCAAAGGCTTTATGACTTCTTTAGGGTTTGTGCGGTCAAGGTTATCACCATTGAAAGTAATAGTAAGGAAGAATTTCCAATCATTTTGATAAACTATATCAAAGATACTTTGCTTTGCTCTTTGAACACTATCGGAACGAACTTCACCGCTTTGTGACTGCTTATCTTTAAACTTACGAGTATCAAGCATATCAAACATTATGTTTCCGTTTTCGTCCTCGTACTCAAAATAACATATGTAATTTTCACGAGCAGTTTTAAGTTGCTCTTGTCTTGAACGTTCGTCAATACTATGTTCATGCTTGCAGTGATACTCAAATGCAGGGTCTTTAAATATGTGTCGATCAGAACGTGTTATAGTGTAACTGCCGTCACGATATTCCTTTATCTTTGTATTGCACTTGACCTCTTTAGAGGACGTTTTTAGGGGCATTTATATCAACTCCCATTTATTAGGTGAGTGCTTTTTGTGGCTAATATCAAGTAATAGCCACACGCACCGCAGGGCGGCGCAAGCGCTCGCCCCTGCGGTCGCTCGTGGCTATACGCCACGCCTTTTTCGCAGACTTCTGCTTGTCTTTCTATCGTGCATAATGTCACTTGTGACATCTACTCCACGATTGGAAAGTATTTCCGTATCGCTAATATACTCCTTATCAAGCATATTATCTACAAGCTGAGAAGTATCATATAGCTGTCGGCTCTGATTAGTCTGCAAATACAAACGGCTGTAAAGCTTTTTCGGCATATATGACTTATTTTCCGTATACGCTTCATACTCGTCTATATCATAGGTTTTGACCTTGATAAGACGTGTATAAGGGTGACGGAATGTAGCACGGCACGTTGACACTGTAGCCGTTATATCTCGTATCTGTTTATCAAGCAGATTAAATCGTTGCACTGTCGCAAGTATCATCATCTTGCGTTTTCTGCACTGGCAGAGATGTTGAAAAAGCGGTTTAGGGACGGCTCTTTTACCACCTGAGAAATCACGAGAATTAAAAATAGTACCTATCTCATCAATCACCACAATGCAATTTTTAGGAGCGTGCAGGATATCTTGTGCTGAATTAAGCTTATATATATTCGTCCACTCAGGGAAGTTTTGAAGATTAATATTTGTAAGTATCGACAGTTGAGGATAACGCACGCAATAGTTATATGCTATCTGAGCAAGGGTTGACGTTTTACCAGTGCCGAATTTACCGGTATAAAGGTGAATGCCCCAACCTTGAAAAATAGCAGAATTATTGAAGTATGCACCGAAAAGGTGGTCATATACCTCATAGGTGATAAAGGGCGGTATTTGTTTTATGTAATCAAATAGTATCATAACATTAATCCTTTCTAAAATAATCAACAAGATGATAAACAGAAAAAATAAGATGATGTATAATAATCTCCAAAAGAAAAGAAAAAACAAATCCAAATAAAGCAGTTTGTTTAGGAGTAGTAAAGGGATATGAAACAATACTATTAAAAGTAATTACATGAAAAACTATAAAGGGAGCAATGAAAAACCAAGTATCAAGCATACAACACATAATGTTAATTATATGAAATAGTTTTCTATTCATGTAACACCTCACACCGCACTTGCACAACGTGTCATGCGTATCATCACATTATAGAAGAACTTGCAGAAGATACAGAGCATAACCACAGCGAATATAAAAGCCATGCCGAGGAGCAAAGCATCATATCTATTCATGACTTCTTGCGAGAGATCACAACCCATTGACTTCAAAAGCTGAAAAAATGGGTTATTTTCATCAAAAACTATGTGTACTTTCATTATCGTTCACCTCACAATCATCAGTTTCAACCGCAGGAACGGCTTTTATTTCAACATCTTCACCGAACATAAGATATTCTATAAGCTGTTTTCTGTTTCCGCTGAACTCATGTTCAGCTTTAAAGTTTCTAATGTCAGTGAAGAAACCTATAACACCGCTTATAGTACAAACCATAAAGCAAACAACGAGTATAAACAAAACCAAGTTAAGCATTTTTCTACCTCCTAACGAGCCATACAAGTGAAAGGACCATAAGAGCAACGAGGACAACTAAAACAATATTTACTAACATAATAAACCTACTTTCTAAGCATAAAATATAATAACGTCAAGCTGATTGATAAAAGCATACCGCCTATAATAGCCGAACCGAGAGTAAAGCTGTATTTTCCAAATGGAAACGTATAAGACATACAGTTCATCAGAAATTTAAAAACTAATTCAATACCATGTATTATATCCATAAATCACCTCACGTAGGTAAAACAAGCTTGATAAGCGCAATAGCTAAGAACAGCACAAACCATGCAGAGAACACAGCATAAAACCATGACGGCAAACAAGAAAGAGCGGCGGTAAGAAAGTCCCAATATGTGCCCGTTGTACTGAAAATGGACTTTATATCCGTGAAATCAACAGAGCCGAAATTAGCATTGATTTTCTTTTTATCAAGATACTTGTTATAATCATCAGGTTGCATATATGAACCATCATTTATAACACCGTCTGAACCTTTGGCAAGGTCAACGTCAGTAACCTTTGACGGAGGGATATTACACAAATCCTTAAGCTTTGTAGTCGAGGGATTGTAAGTGTTTCCGTCCTTGTCTTTATATACTTTTGGTACATAATCAGGGAACTTTTCATAAGAAAATGGGTCGGAGATAACAGAATAAACACGATAAGCCTTGAATGTTTCGGGCTTGCCTGTTTCTTCATCAACAGACTTTACAAAATCATCAATCTTTTCACAAGTCTTAAGGTTTGTGAAATCTTCTTGATAGGCATAAGAGCCAAGCCACGTTGAAGAAGTTGTATCTTCTGTATTTTCACCATTTTGCGGATTAACATGACCATTATTCTTTACGAAAACGCCGATAACATTAACATAAAGCTGACTATCATCAGTAAGACCATGTGTTTCATAATCTATAGAAGTGAGGTCAAAAGCTAAAGAAAGTTTGCCGTCACGTGGAATAGTATAAATAGGCGTTCGACCTTGATATAATGTTAAATACGGCTCGAAAGTATCAACAGTACCATTACTGTTCAAATCATCAGAAGCAGAGCCATCAGACTTGACCTTTTCATCATCTTGTCCCTTGTAATAGTTGCCGTCATGGTTCATTGCATAAAGTACAACATCTTCATCAAAAAAACGTTGCAAATCATCACCAGCGTTAAGAAGATTTTTTGACAGACAACATAAAACGGCATAAGTGCCAGAGCCGTAAGCTTTTCCTAAGTCTTTTTCATTAAACGTTTTTAAAAACTCAGGTGTAAGCTTTATATCAAGGTTTATATTATTATTTTCAGCCGAAACAAGTCCGTTTTCATCAGCATTAGCACCGCCTTTTGACGGATAATAGATTTTATTTTGCATATTCAATGAAAGTTCGGGAGTATATGAAACAGTAAACGGAGCAGGAACAGCGTTAGGATCGGTATAGATAGGTAAATCACCTTCATAAACTGGTAAATCAGAATAGATAATTTTGAAGTCTTTAATATCAACATAAACGATATTACCATACCTAACTTCACGACCACAAGAATTACCAGAAAAACGATGAACAAACGAATCAATAAATGTTCCATCTGTAGAAACAGTTCTATCAGAAGAATTATAAAAAATTTTAGAAGATTGAGAAACAACGAAACATTGAAAATATGAAAATGAACTATCAGTAGGTTTATAGGATATAACCATATAAGAATATTCAGAATGAGAATAGTCATTTTCTAAATTTGAAAAGATATGTTCAGTAAAAATAGAATTGGTATCATCAGCAAAGGCAGGAACGGCACAACATATCATCACAACAAGTGCAGAGATCATACACAACACTTGCTTAATCTTTTTTCTCAATTTATCAACTTCCTTTCAAAAAAATTAAGCGGAGCAATTTGAATTACTCCGCTTATGTAAATGGTTTTGCTTATACAGCGTGTCTGAACTTTGCGAAAAGTCCTGCACCTGAGCCGAGAAGAGACAGACCTACAAGAATTGCAATAGGTACGTTGCTTGTCATAGCGTCCCAACAAGAACCAAAAACAGTAACGGCATTACTAAGCATTGTTGTTACAGCTTCCATTATTAGCAAAACTCCTTTCTTATTAAATTTTTATAACAGCGGTTTCACCGCTAATTATTTTGTGTTGCGGTGAAGTGTTCCGTCTGCATTGATTACAGTGATATCAACAAGCTGAGAACGTCCGTTGAATATCTGATAGTTCAGCATTACATCACAGCCGAGAAGCTTATTGAAATCCTCAGAATTTCCGTTAAGTCTGATTGCATTTTCGGTCGGTATTTTCAGCGTATCGACCATTTTACCATGACAGTCGGGGTTATCAACTTCCTGCAGAAGCTGAAAGACGACCTTTTCAGGGCTGTTGATCTGCTTGCCCTCTATTACTCCGTTAAATGCTTTCTTTTTTGTCCAGCCTACAATAGTTGTTTTCATGTTTTTTTCCTTTCTGAGGTTTTTCGGCTTTTCCTCGTGCCTTTTCCTTTGTGTTTCTTTTTCGTGTCCCTTTTGCCCCTGCTGGCGCTGGGGCGGAACGGCAAGCGACTTCATTCGCTTTGCTCATGAATTCCATTGCCTATTTTTTTAACTTAAATTTCTTTTCGCTTCACTCAAATAAATTTAATTTAAAAAAATTCCATGGGACACTTACGTTGATGATACATTCGTATGTATGTATCATAATTATATTATACATACTTTTGAATGTATGTCAATACATTTGATCGAATGTGTGATATAATTTGTAGAGATAAACAAATAGAAAGGAGAAAAACTGTGTATATTTATCAAAGGTTGAAAGACCTAAGAGAAGATAATGAAAATAAGCAATCAGAAATAGCGGAACTATTACAGATATCACAGCAACAATACAGTATGTACGAGAAAGGAAAAAGGGAAATACCTTTGCATTTAATTATTGTATTAGCTAGATATTATAAAGTAAGTCTTGATTATATAACAGGACTGACGAATGACAAAAGGGGAATAGGCTACAAAGCAGACAGTAACAGCAAATACAACATAACACAGCAGAACAATAATAGCGCTGTTGTAAAAATTAAGGAGAAATAAATGTTAGGTTTAGACAAAACTTTAGCATATATACTTATAGGACGAATTATCATAGATGCGTTAATCTTTTTGCTTATTATTTATCTAATCTGCAAATTTCTTGACCTTTGCAAAACTGTTAATGATCTTTCAAAGAGAAACAAGGAGCAAGCGGAACTATTGAAACAGCAAAATGAAACGCTTGTGAAGCTAGGACAAATCATCATCAAGATAAACCAAGACAAAGACGAATAACAAATCACAATCCACACTTCAAGCCGTCGCCTAATCGGCGAGAATACAAAATGCTAACCACTACGGAATAATGTTGAGAAGCGGTGCTTGCTTGTCGATCCGTTTATACATACTCAGGGCACAGGGTACACAGAGCCTTGCGACAGTGTGCAGACCTGCACCCCAGCGGTGGGCACGTGGCGATGTCACACAAATCTTTTCCCTGCGGTCAAAGATTTGGCGACCGCCACTCAGGCAGGGGACAGGCAAGGCGCACAGCACAGCTTTGCGCGCCCTGCACCCTCAACATTTAATGCTTCGGGCATAAAAAACGCCCTTCGCACTTCGTGCGTGGGCTTGGGGTGGTAGAGGTCGTCGGTTCAAATCCGGTCACTCCGACCAATATATAAAAAACGGCTTTCCGCTATTGTGGAGAGCCGTTTTTTAGTTGTCAAAATATTCTAACACAAAAAAGCTCCGAAATGATCGGAGCTTTTGGTTTTATATTACATCTTCGCAAGCTTTGCAAATTCTGCTTTCAGTGCAGGATAGATCTCTGTGTAAAGCTTGTAGTATTTCTCATACTCAGGTACTCGCTCTGCTTCAGGCTGCTGTACCTTGTCGGTCTTTACTACTGACTTACAAGCTTCCGGTACTGATGAGTAAATGCCTGCGCCTGTTGCTGCAAGAAGTGCTACGCCAAGGGCTGGACCTTCTTTCGATGAAGCTGTTTTTACAGGGCAGTTGTAAAGATCTGCGAGCATTGATCTCCACAGCGGTGAGCTTCCGCCGCCTCCGCATGCCATCATGTCGGACACGTTGATATCCATTTCTCTGAATACCTCAACACAATCTCTGAGAGAGTATGAAACGCCCTCCATTACTGCTCTCAGCATATCACGCTTTGTGTGCATTGCGGAAAGTCCGAAGAATACTCCTCTTGCGTCAGGGTCAAGATGCGGTGTTCTTTCGCCCATGAGATATGGCAGATAGAGAAGTCTGTTTGCACCAACAGGCACTTTCTCTGCTTCTTTATCCATGAGATAATATTCGTCAACACCCATGCACTTTGCTGTTTCTTTCTCCGCATTGCAGAAATTATCCCTAAACCATTTCAGCGAAAGTCCTGCGCCTTGTGTAACACCCATAACGTGCCATGCGTTCGGCACTGCTGCACAGCAGGTGTGAACTCTGCCCTTTGGGTCGATAGAGATAGAAGAAGTGTGTGCGAATACAACGCCTGATGTTCCGATAGTTGTGAACGCCTTGCCGTCCTCTGCAACGCCTGTTCCGATAGCCGCAGCGGCATTGTCGCCTGCTCCGCCTACTACTATAGTACCCTCTTTAAGTCCTGTAAGCTCAGCCATTTTCTTTGTGACCTTGCCTGTTACCTCGCATGACTCGTACACCTTGCCCAGCATTGACATATCAATGCCAAGCGTATCGCAGACTTCCTTTGACCAGCAGCGGTTTGGCACGTCAAGAAGCTGCATGCCGCTTGCGTCGGAAACCTCTGTTGCATATTCGCTTGTGAGGATAAATCTCAGATAGTCCTTTGGCAGAAGAATGTGTCTGCACTTTTCATATATATCAGGCTCGTTGTTCTTTACCCAAAGGATTTTCGCAGCCGTCCAGCCTGTGAGGGCAGGGTTTGCTGTTATCTTGATGAGCTTTTCTCTGCCTAGCTTTTCGTTCATTTCTTCAACTTCTGCGGCAGTTCTCTGATCGCACCATATTATGGACTTTCTAAGAACGTTGTCGTCCTTGTCAAGCATAACAAGTCCGTGCA